AGGGAGGTGAGCTGTTTGCTCGGAAGTGGTTCCTCCCAGGATTTCAAAGTACACACAACCACATACCAAAACTTGATGCGTGGAATATATGAGCGTCTGTTTTTCGTTAAGGACGGAAACGGATTCAGACGCCCTCCCCTGCCAAGGGAGAACATATATTCTGAACGTCTCAACAAAGTCAAGAACCGCATTGTGGCAAACTGTCCTAAGACCAACCCGATCACCCGGCAACAATTTGCTGAGTTGTATCAGGCTCGACGAAGGACGGCTTACCTCAGGGCAGTTGAATCATTGGAGCATTCGGAGGTGTGCAAAAGTGATGGCTACGTTGACACGTTTACGAAGGTAGAGAAGATTAACTTCACTTCTAAACCGGACCCCGCACCAAGAATCATACAACCGCGACGCAAACGATTTAACGTTGCGGTTGGGGTGTTCCTTAAGCCCATGGAGCATCTTCTCTACAAAGCTGTGCGCAAATGCTTTGGAGAGAAAACAATTGTTAAAGGCATGAATGGGGCCGAGGTTGGGCGGCTAGCGTTTGAGAAATGGTCAAGATTCTCACGCCCAGTCGCTGTCGGCATGGATGCTTCGAGGTTCGACCAGAGTGTGTCTGTGGACGCTTTGAGATGGCTTCATAGTATCTATGAGAGTTGCGTTGCGTCTTTTAGAGATAGGTGTGTGCTAGGACGATTGCTCAAGTCACAACTTGTAAATATTGGGTTTGCTCGTGTTGGTGATCATATGATTCGTTACGGGGTTGAGGGTTCACGGATGAGTGGTGATATGGATACTGCTTCGGGCAACTGCGTACTGGCTAGTTCATTGGTACTGCAGTTTTGTCTCGAGCACGACATAGACTTTTCTCTCCTCAACAACGGTGACGACTGTGTAGTCATCTGCGACCAGTCCGATTTGCATAAGTTTAACGACGTTCATAGATGGTTCATCGACTATGGGTTCAACATGGTAGTCGAAGACCCGGTCTATGAGTTTGAGAAAATCGTATTCTGCCAGTCACACTTCATCTGGAATGGCACGGGGTACGTGCAAGTTAGGGATCCAAAGGTTTGTACTGCCAAGGATTCCCTTTCTCTTGTACCGTTTACCAGCGAGCCAGCAATGCGGGCGTGGTTGGGGGCGGTCGGGCAAGGCGGCCTAGCCCTCAACAGTGGCATTCCAGTCCTACAGGAATTCTACGCAATGTACTTGCGTGAGTCCAAGGGGCACACCGGATTGGACCACCCGTCCATGGAGTCAGGAACCAGGTTCTTGTCGCGAGGTATGGAGTCAAAGTGGGTCCCGATTAGTCCAGAAGCACGTTACAGCTTCTGGCTGGCCACTGGCATATTACCAGACGAGCAAGTTCAGCTGGAGGAATTCTACTCTATGTTCTCATATGATTTTTCTGCCGATACCCCCCGCGGTGACTTGACACCGCTGTACTTGTACCAATAGGCATTCCTGATAAAACCTGTATTAATCTGAAACACACTTATAATCAATATCAAATGTATTCCAAACCAAGATCCCAAAAACAAACCAAATCCGGTAACGGACCCAAAACCAACCACGTGTTCCGTAACGTTAGGGACCCCGTAGTGTCTGATGCAAATGCCGTTAATCCCGCCATTGCCAACATCCTTACAGATGCCAGTGGGAATAGCGACACTGCCATCAGCTTCTCTCCACTAGGGCTCCAAACCGTGAAAGACCTCGATACTGGAACTCCTAGCTCCCAATTCCTTGAGTCTCCAAGGCTTGGGTGGTTGCACAACACCGCTCGAAATTTTTCTTCCTATAGAATCTTGAGGGCGAATTTGGTGTATACTTCTCTGTTGGGCTCCACCGCCACAGGTCGCATTGCTTTTTATTCTAGCACCGACTTTGCTGACGGTGTCACCCTTGCAACATTGGGTAACATGCCAAATGCTCGTGTTGTGGACCTTGCAATGGGTGCCTCCAAGGAAATCCGGTACAACTTGGCCGTTGATTCGTCTTGGAAGAAAGTCTCATCGCAAACCCTTTCCATCGTCACTGCCTATGGGCCCAACTTGCTGCTCAATTTCAACACGGTTAATGATATTATATTTTCCCAGTTGAGTATTGTAGTGGCTGGTGGGCCTAGCTCAACCGCAGTAGGGTCGCTAGCTATCGAGTATGACGTGGAGTTTAAGGGACCAATCGGTATCGGTTTGAATTTCTAGGGATTTGTTTCATAGACTGTGGAAAGGTCTTTAAACTGAAACCCAATGTCCAGTATCGCCAGGTGCTGGAGCCTATCATGGTGGGAAAAACAGTGTTCCGTCAGAAGTTTAATGTGTACTATTATGACCAAAATCCTCAGGCATTCAGAGAGTGCGATTACAGATGGCCTAGCAGCGATGCTAGGGGGCCCCAGGCTGTTA